GACACCAATAACATCCCTTTTCTGGTCTTTTATCTTTGTGCTTTTTGCAAGAAAAGTTCAGCCGGTCGATTTCGGCTTGGAGTTCATCGATACAAGTTGACATCTTGCAACAACGGACTAAATGCCTTTGTCTTATTTTGCTGTGAGCGTCCCTGTCAGCTTTCAGCCTCTCGATTTCCTGCTGCTGTTTATTGTAATCTTCAAATATTCTCATCACTCTAAGATGTAGCGGTCGGCCATCTATTGGGGTAGTGTCAGCCCCGATTTCTTTTTGTGTTTTATCATCAATTAGCATTTCAAGGTGCGTTTTTATTAGTTCGATTTCCTCCGTCGGCTCTGGCTCGGCGGATTCGAGAAGGGCAAGGGCTTTTCTCACTCTTACCCCATCAGCTAAAGCATATTCTGCTTTCAGTGACGCCTTTAAAACATTTATCACTTCTTTAATCATGCTCATTTGTTACCGCCTTTTTCAGTATCTTGTTCTAATGGGCCGTTTTCCCACCGGCCTGCCGGGCACTGGAATTTCTGTTTTCTTTTTCGATGGATCGCCCAGTGCCCACAATCCCGCGATATCAGCCGCTGCCCGGGCGTACACATCGCAGTCCCAGTAATGGTTGGCCCTGCCCGTCTCCTTGACGACCCATCCAATCCACTTGATCCGTCCGGCCGACCTTTCGATAGTCTTTTTCTCCGATGTTAAATGCTGCAGTACGACGTGCTCGGTGTCACTGTGCAGGTGCCCGTATCCCGGTCCGGGCCCTGCCGCCTCGAAATAACCCCGGTACATCGCGTCCTTATACGCCGTGACATTCAGCCGGTAGAGCTTCAGTTTCCCGCCGGCCGTTTTTCCTATCATCCAGTTCTGCCTTTGCAGCTTATCGTCGCCCGCCACCGGTATAGTCGGGCACACTCCCATCATCTTGATGCAGAACGCATCCACCTGCTCGGCGTTGTACTGCCGGTCGATGGCCGCCATCGCTATACGCATGACCTTCGTCGAATCCGACATCAGCTCGAACCGCATGACCAGATAGTCCATCGCCTTCTCCAGGTTCTCTAATCTATCCGTCGGCCCCGTCTCTATCCGCTGCTCGAATATCGACCAGAACTCGCCCAGGTATCCCCAGCCGATTATCCTGATATATACGTGGTCCAGCTGGACATCGATTCCCGCCGTCAGCATTTGCACACCGGGCGGGACTTTGCTTTTCGGGTATTTGCCTATATGTCGCCTGAGAATCTCTATGTCCGTCGTCGCCCGCTCCTCCCGCCATGGCCGGGCAAGCTGGCTGTTAAAGAAGTCCTTCAAAGGCTCAATGTTCCCCGCCTGCTTGGCTCTCTGGGCCCGTACGAACTCGACCACCAGCGACCTTACCGTTTCCACCATAGGATGCAGCATCAGGGCGTGTATCCTGCAGGAGCGGTAGCTGCCGGATTCCGCCCTGCCTGTTATATGTCCGCCGTCATCGACCCCACAGCCAGCCGGCACGAACCGCCCTGCGCATACGCTTCGCCACCGGTCATCCTCCGACCATTTCGCCCCACATTTCGGGCATTCATACCAGCATTGCTGGCCGCGGCCGTAGGCCGAATCGGCATACCAGGACTTGTCCGCCTTCCGTTCGATCTTGACGCAATCGAAGAAGTCCATCCTATGCCACTTGCTGCAATGAATACACTGAACCCAGTATTCGCAGCAGTCGCCGAGCCGCCAGTTGGCATCTGCCAGGTCCCCCTCGATGACCGGCGTTGTCATGCCCAGAAACTTGCTGCGGCCCTTGAACCACCTTTGCCTCTTGCGAAGCAGAGAAATCGGGTCGGCCTCCTCGCCCACGTAGGGCGGGAACTTGCCCACCTCATCGGCCTTGATATAGCAGGCTGGCTTGTCGGCCAAGGCCTGTGCCGTGGTCGGCCAGCCGATATAAAGATTCATATTGTCCATTATGGTCTGCTTGCCTATGAAGATGTTCTTCACCCGGCCACCCACATGCCGCAGCAGGTCCTCGTTGGCCGCGAACATCGGCCGGATCCTCGCCTCCACCCTGTTCTGCACATCCGGCTTGGTCGGCATTATCAGCAAAGTCGGGCCCGGCGCGCACTCCACCACCCAGCCGAAAAATCCCACCCCAAACGTCGTCTTGCCCGACTGCGAGCAGGCGTAAATCCAGACCTCCCGCGTGGTCGTATCCGATAGCCATTCGGCCGGCTGCTTGAAATAAGGCGTATACTCGACGCTCCAGAGCCCCTCCACCGCCGAGGTCCCGCCAGCCAGCATGTAATTGTTCTGCATCCAGTCCAGCAGAGACGGCCTGGCCTTCGGCTTGAGGATGTCCAGCTCCTCGGCCTGCCAGGGCAGAACTCGTATCTCGTTTTTCGTGTCTCGTATCTCGTTGTTAATCGTCTGTATCATATTTTTCTATCTTGTCTAATAAATATTCTGCTCTCAATTTTTTATTTATCATGTCAAGATTCGATAAAAATGTGTCCCGATTTAAACTATCCATAAGATAGTCGGTACACATTGAAATTGTCAGTTCGACATATTTTTTAAATTCGTGATCGTCCATTTATGCTGCTCCCAATATCATATTTTTCACGCCGCCGACAGCATCTCGAATATCTCTGCCAATTTCGTCTCCGCTTCCGCCGGCAATTCCAGGAACTCCGGCAATTCCAGCTGTTTTCTCTGGAGCTCCTCGAAGAACCGGTTCAGGATATCCTCTATCCCCTGCACCGTCTGGCCGTGACACATCGATGCCAGCTCTCGCCTTTTGTAGTTAAAGGCCGAGACCATCGCCTGCACCCGGGCCACCAGTCCTGCGATTACCTCCTCCCTGGGCAGCAGTCGTTTCTTCCGCTCGGCCAGGTCCAGCTTCTTTTCCGCCGCCTTCAGGTCCCGCAGCTCATCGGCGGGCGCAACGTGCGTGCCCGCCTTGCGCTCGCTGTAGTCCTTGAACCACTTCAGTACATCATATAAATCATACGTGCCGTCCGCGTTCCGCATCAGCTTGTCACGCAGCTCCCAGTTCCGGACGGTCAGTCTATCCACATCGAACAATTCGGCTATCTGCTTCTGCGATAGGTGCCTCATATCCGGCCCGGCCGGGACCTTCGCATCGTCCTTGAGATAATTCTCCACCACCCGTATCGCCGCCTGGTTGCCGTCCTTGGCCGCCTCTAATAAGGCCTCTCTCGCCTGTATCTTGGTATTCAGCCTCGTCTGGTTCCACAGGTCGCCGACCTCGGCATCGGTATCTATCAGCTCCCGTAGCTCGTTGCCGCCGGACAGTCCCAGCTTTCTCGCCGCCTCCGATACCGTCTCGACCACCGATGCCAGGGCCTTCAGGTTGCGAAGGAACTGGCCCTGCTCGAACGCCTCGGCCGCCTTCGGGTCTTTCTCCAGGACCTTCGCCAGTGGCCTCGACAGGCCCGCCGCCGAATCGGCCTCAACAAGATCGGCGCACTCATAGCCCAACCGCCGGGCGGCGGTCTGGGAGATCTTATATTTTCGATTGACGATATGTGGTTTTGGATTTTTCATTAACACAGAATAACACTGATTTTACAGATTTTGTAATTTTACCGGTTCAATTTTCCGCCATGTTATATCATTATAATTTACTTTTTCACCATATTCGTTAATTAACGCTGGAAATTTTTCATTATATCTCCATACGATTGACCTTACTGTATTTGTATGTTGACTTGTTACATAAAGATTCCACGTTTTGTTAATCATAGCTATTGTGTCGCTCATCAAAATCCTATCTGCTGGATTCTTGCTTGCGTAAGCAAGGGCTAAACGCCTTAAAAGAACATCGATTGGTGTGTTTTCTGATGGCAATTTTTCTATTAGTATATTAACAAACTCATTACCTATTTCATGGTTTATTTGTGGTAAAACATAACAATAGAATCCCATATATTTTGCTTTTACTTGCAGGTATTTTTGCTTACGGTACAGTTTTCTAGCCATCCCGATATATGAATCCAAAGCGGGATGCTCATCCAATAACCTTAAAGCCTCGAAATCATTAAAGTAAACACCTTTATTGATACCTTTTGAATATTGTTGCTCAAGACCATTTTTCCATACAAATAACATTCTTAAAACGGCGGTGAAAGTATTTGCGTTTTTATAACCTAGTATCTGAAGGCTTTGTTGTGTTGTTCTGGGTTTATTATGATCTTTGGAGCAATAGAGTTTCGCTTTGTGTGAAACACCTCTAACAACAAAAATCACTATAGGAATACCTGTTTTAATAACCATCTTCATTCGGTGTTGTCCATCAGTAAGCTGATTTTTATCATTAAAGACAATTGTATCTCCGTTTAAATTCTTCCAATCTCCCTTTTTTTGCATCTGCGCTAATTTATTCACATGTTCATTATCTATTTTTCTTTGTGGTGCAGGATTTTTCAAATACTTTTTAGCAGTATCAGCATCAATTTTTTCAATAGTTATTTCATATGAAATTCCTTCGTATGTTAAAAATGACATTTTTTTGCTCCTTTCATTACTTTTTTTGTTATAATGCTTTTATCTCCCCGGCAGCCGGTGCCGGGCGCCGGGTCGGTTCGCCGAGCCGGATCTTTTTGTAACTCTAAATCCTTTTTTAATTCTTCACCAAAACAGTTGATCGTATTATTTGAGTTGCATGACCGGCATTTTTCATGTCGCTCCTCAGATATATAAGTGCATCCGCAGTCATAACAATGTTGAGGATAGAAAATCAAAACAA